ATTGAGACTGATGAAGACGATCTTATTGGTGGTTTCCGTCTTATCGATGGGGCAACTGTTTGGCATAACGGACCTGTCGTGGAAGCACTCCAACGAGGAGCAATCTTGCTACTCGATGAAATTGACCTTGCTAGCAATAAAATCCTCTGCCTTCAGTCCATTCTTGAAGGTAAAGGTGTGTTTCTGAAAAAAATCGGTAAGTTTATCAATCCAATAAAGGGGTTCAATGTTATTGCGACTGCAAATACTAAAGGTAAAGGCAGCGATGACGGTCGCTTTATTGGAACCAATGTGCTCAATGAAGCATTCTTGGAGCGATTCCCTGTCACCTTCGAACAAGAATATCCTTCCCCTGCTATCGAACAAAAGATTCTTGAAGGTGTTGCCTTAGATCTTGGTGTCGAAGATCGTGATTTCTGCAAGCGTCTTGTTGATTGGGCAGATATTATCCGCAAGACCTTCTATGATGGGGGTATTGAGGAAATCATTTCTACTCGCCGTCTTGTTCACATCATTCGTGCTTACAGCATCTTTGCCGATAAAGCAAAAGCAATTCAAGTTTGCGTGAATCGTTTCGATGATGAAACCAAGCAGGCATTCCTTGAACTCTATGACAAGGTGGATGCCGATTTCCAAATGCCTTATCCATTGACACATACCAATCTGTTTGATTAAGATGAAAGTTACTAACTATAATGACCCATTTCCACATATTATTGTGGATGATTTATATAATCAAAATGAATTGAATTTAATATGGGAAGAATTAAATTTTATTTGTCGCCCTAATAAAATGCAGATTCCTAATAAATCGGAATCTGCATTTGAAGGAGATGATATACTTAAAAAAAGTAAAATGATATGGGTGGATCAAATTTATACTGATAGAAAATACTCTAATATTTTAGATTTAAATAGAAAAACATTTACAACAATTTCTCATGATCATTGGTTATTTAAAAATTTTCCTGCAAGTCAAGATTGCACTTTAATTTCTTATTATGAAAATGAAAATTATTATGAAAAACATGTTGATGCTGCAGTTTTGACATGTTTAACATGGTTTTATAAAGAACCTAAAAGATTTGGAGGTGGAGACGTAATTTTTTCTATTGAAAATAAAGAAAAAATAATTAACGTGAAAAATAATAAATGTGTGATTTTTCCATCAATGATTCATCATGCAGTGACAAATGTTACAATGGAGGAAAAATATACAGGTAAATTGAATGGAAGAATTTGTATGTCTCAATTTTTAACATATGGGGTAAGAGATAAATATGGAAATTATATTTGACAACCAGGAGCAAAATTGATAGAATGATTAGTGCATGGAGTCTACTTTACGATGAGGTTTTGAAAATGAAAACAGATCATTATTTCGATAATAACTTAAAAGGTTCTTATGATTCTTTTGAAAATCCTATGATTCCTGAAATACATATTGACTTTGCCGAAGCTTTTAAAGATGTTGATATTGATGTAAATTTGGATACGATTACTGGAGCAACAATGACAGACCTTAAAAACGACAATGGGTTTTGGAAATATGAAGAAGATAAAACTCTAAAAGAAATTAAAGATTATCTATCTGGCACTTATAAATCTCACTATACTTCTCAAGAGTCGAAGACACAAACTCTTGATTTGATTGAGAGTATTGGGGATGCCGAAGCATTTTGTCGATCTAATGCTATCAAATACCTCTCGCGTTTTGGTAAGAAGAATGGTAAGTCAAAACTTGACATTCTGAAAGCAATTCACTATTGTGTTCTTCTCTATCATTTTTCTGGTCTTCACAAGCAAACCAGCTCTTACCCACAATGAAACTCCGCGAAAAAACTATGAAACTTTCTGAAAAGACTCTGACGACTCTCAAAAACTTTGCTGGTATCAACAATTCGATTCTTGTAAAGCAAGGTAATAAACTTCGCACTATTTCTGTGGCAAAGAATATTCTTGCCGAAGCGCAAATCAATGAAGAGTTTTCTCGCGACTTTGCCATCTATGATTTGAATCAGTTTCTCAATGGTTTGAGTCTTCATCAGGATCCTGATCTTGATTTTGCCGAAGAATCTTATTTGACTATCCGTGAGGGTAAGCGTCGTGTGAAGTATTTCTTTGCCGATCCTAATGTGATTATTTCTCCACCAGATAAAGAGATTCAACTTCCCTCACAGGATGTTTGCTTTCAACTTGATAGCGTAACTTTGGAAAAACTTATCAAGGCAGCAGCAGTATATCAACTTCCCGATCTTTCTGCAGTTGGAGAAGCGGGTGTTGTCAAACTTGTCGTGCGCGATAAGAAGAATGATACATCTAACGAATATTCTATTATTGTTGGGGAAACCGATAAGAACTTTACTTTTAACTTTAAAGTAGAAAATATCAAGATTATTCCTGGTGCCTATGATGTGGTAGTCTCATCCAAACTCTTATCTCAATTTACCAATGAAGCATATAATCTCAAATATTATATTGCTCTTGAACCCGACAGCACATTTAGTTGATATGAATAAGGAACATACTAAAATCTTGGAAGAAGTTGCCAAAGAACTGGGAGGAGAAATATCCTATCAAACAAAATATGATAGTCAAAAAAATCTTCAAAAAGTTGTAATCATCACCTATCCTCATCCTGATGCAGTTTCCTGAACACATTCAATTTGTCGAAAAAGACGCAAAAAAATATGTTTTTGGTGGAATGGAAGTTCATTCCACAAATACTCTTCGACTCATTAGTGAGTTGGAAAGTGCCTATCAAATGCTCAAATATTTGGGATTTGAAGAAGATATGAATACTCTTGAAGATATGAAAAATCGATACTACAAGATGTATTTCAAACTTGCCAAACAAGAAAAGTCAATGCTTGATTAGTGATGCTCTACGTTGTTCAAATAGAAAAGGGGAAACTTATTACGCATGATGGAGATGTCGAAACCGGCATACACCATATGACACTAGAAAAGTTTTTATCTATGGTTCAAGTTGAGTATCAAGAGACTTATTGGATACCAGATCCAAAAGGAAAACGTTACAAACGAGTAAATTTCCAAAAAACTGATAAAATAGTCAAGAAACTAACTCTGGAATAATGAACATTTTTGTATCAGACCCTGACCCCGTTGTTTCGGCACAGGTTCTACCTGACAAGCACATCGTCAAGATGCCCTTAGAGACCTGCCAGATGCTCTCCATCGTGGCATCAGAGAAGTGGGGGCACGGATACGGCACTCTTCCTAAGGCAGACGGCACACCCTATGCTACGGAGAAGGGTGCCTTTCGCAATCATCCCTGCACCGTGTGGGCAAATGAAACAGTGGCAAATTCAAGGTGGTTAATTCGTCATGGGTTAGCATTGTGTGAAGAGTATTCTAATCGTTATAAAAAAATTCATTCTTGTCTTGCGACTCTTGCATACGCAAATAAACTTTTTCCTATTGATGCTGCCAATAGAACTGAATTAACTCCGTTTGCCAGAGCAATGCCTGACGAATATAAACTTGACACAAGTATCTCAACCTTTGATGCTTATAAGATGTATATTGCATCTAAACCTTGGGTATGCGATAATTACCTTCGTCTTCCTGAGCGTAAACCTGATTGGATTTGATTATGAATAATGATTTTTTGTGGGTGGCAAAGTATGCCCCAAAGACAATTGAAGAATGTATTCTCCCAGAGGCAACCAAGAAGACCTTTCAAAGTTTCCTAGATAAAGGTGAGATCCCAAACATGCTACTTGCGGGACCTCCTGGTATTGGTAAGACCACAGTAGCAAAGGCACTTTGCAATGAACTTGGAGTAGATGTTTATGTCATCAATGGATCCGACGAGGGTAGATTCCTCGATACTGTCNGAAACAATGCGAAGAACTTCGCTTCGACCGTCTCGCTTACGGCAACTGCTAAACACAAAGTCATCATCATTGATGAGGCAGATAACACGTCCAATGACGTACAACTCCTCCTACGGGCGTTTATTGAGGAGTTTGCTGGTAACTGTCGATTCATCTTTACCTGCAACTATAAAAACAAAATCCTCGAACCACTCCATTCCCGTTGTGCCGTCGTTGAGTTTGGAATCAAAGGAAAAGAGCGACAATCCATTGCAGCTCTTTTCTTCAAGCGACTCAAAGACATTCTTGACGCAGAACGAATTGAGTATGATAACAAAGTACTCATTGAACTCATCAACAAACACTTCCCCGATTGGCGACGAGTCCTCAACGAGTGTCAAAGATACTCTGTGGGTGGTAAAATTGATTCGGGGATTCTTGCAACCTTTTCGGATGTCGCGGTAAATGATCTCATTAAAAGTCTCAAAGAAAAGAACTTTCCGGAAGTTCGTAAATGGATTGTCGCCAACTTGGACAATGATACTAGCGTACTTCTTAGGCGTGTTTATGATTCTCTTTATGAATCGTTGGTTCCTGGTTCCATTCCTGCTGCTGTGCTTGTTCTCGCTAAGTATCAGTATCAGGGGGCGTTCGTAGCGGACCAAGAAATAAATATGCTTGCTTGTATGACAGAACTAATGGTGGAGTGTACTTTCAAATGAATGTAAAACTGATTCGTATGTGGTCTGGTGAAGATGTAATCGCAGACCTTGTTGGTGATCTTACTGACAATATTGTAATCCGCAATCCCATTGTTGCTATTCCTACTGGAAATGGTCAGATGGGATTTGCTCCTTGGTCTCCTCTTTTGAAAGAAAAGGGTGTTGATCTGGAAGTAACCAAAAAATATATCGTTTATATTACGGAACCACAAGAGCAAATTGTGGAGCAATATGAGCAAATGTTTTCTCTAATTAAGTCTCCCAGTAAAAAATTGGTTCTCTGATTATGAAAAATAAAAGTCATCAACTCAAATCTAGATGGTATTATATTTTTTGGGGTATAATTGCCGTCGCCGTTGTAAGCGGACAAATAT